GTCATTTAGCTTGGTACGAGGTAGATGAACTCGAAGATGCGATGATGAGATATAACCTTAAAGACTAAATTTCATCATTTAACATGGAGGTAAATGTATACGATTTAGCCAACGAAATATACACGACCTTGGGTCCAGGGTACAGCGAACGTGTATATCATAACGCAATGGAAGTCATTTTACGTGAGAAAGGGATTCATTATGAATCCGAAAGAATCATACCTATAGTATTCAAAGGGCATGTCATAGGAAATTTACGCGCAGATATAGTTATCAATCGTTCTACGATTCTAGAATTTAAAACTATAAAAAATTTAAATGAATCTACAGAAATGCAGGCTCACAATTATATGAATTTGACAGGTTTAGATACAGCATATTTAATTAATTTTCCACCTACACTAAATACAAAAGTAGAAATTAAAAAAATTGTCACCAAGGAATGTTCTCTGGATTAAATCTACATGATTTTTTTAAATAAATTACAAAGTCTTTTAAATCCTTTTCTGTCTGTATTACATTTAAAATTTGTTCTACAAAGAGATTATACCTATAGTGATTTCCATCATGTACCAACCGATTTTCACGTAAATTCATGACGTGTTTTCCATGTTTTGTGGGTAATAGAATTATGTTAGTACTACAATTCATATCGTACTTATATTTTTTGATAGTTGGGTGTCCCCTAAATTGTTTAGGAATGACGTGATGATCTTCCACCAATCCCTTAAGATTCCATCGTGTCTTGAAAAAATCTCTCGACACGGACCTGTATCTCATACTATAGTAAATCACCATTTTAATTACGTACAAATTTCTTTATTATATAGAATAACAATAATAAGAACAATATGATGCTCGTATAGTCACATGCGAGTTTGAGACGATCAAACCCTGGTTGTACTTGTGTATCCAATTTCAGGGGTTTGAATAGAATATCAGCTATGAATGATACATAACCCCAACCCTCTTTTTTATTTTCCGTATCCTCAAATATTTGATATGCGAGTGGGTATGTGTACGTGTACTTTGACCAAGTTCTATTATGTTCGAAATCTGTGTGACCCAACATAAACTTACGATGTATTGCGTTATCCATATACTTTTTATTGTAAATTACGGCGTGGGTGCATGTTGTGTATAATAAACGCTGATTCCTTTCGTGGAAGAGAATATCAAACGGTGACGTTATTGATATAGGTGTACCCAAGTTATATATTTGTGGGTCACGTCGATCCAAAAATGTACGCAGATCATTCACGACGATTGGATCTCTGATACGTTCATCGAACTGACAATCATCCTCGAGTACGATAATTCTGGAATATCCTTGATTGAGTGCGTGCTTAAACACATTTTTCAAAGCATCCTCGAGGTCGTAGTTTGGTTTATTGACTCTCAGGTTCTTCTCACATTTTTTGTATCCTCTGTTGTATTGAATCACAACCTTTGATGTAATTTTGGCATCTTCAATTTGTCGTAGTATTTGTTCTTCTCGTTTGGAGTTTTCCATGAGTAAAACATATGTACACTCTATTACACCATCATAATTACCTTTGTCGATTGTATATGATTTTGTATAATAGCAATCGCTCATACTGTATTTATAGAAAATTTTTAGACCATACATCCCATCTATTAAGATACAAACACGTCAGAGAGAGTGTCAAAATTTTAACATCTTTACGATACAGATACGCGACGTATAGAAAACTCAAGGTCATCATCGTATGCTGAAACCTTTTCTGATCATAAATGGGGATACCGATATTATCACGTATCGCGTTATACACGAACGTGTCGTCGTTACCGTTTTTATCCTCCGATACCCTATTTTCAAGAACCGATAAAATACACTTATTGTCAAATACAATCCAGTGGAGACTTACAAGCGCACACACGAGAGGGTATAGGTAATATAATTTTCTCGGTAATATGAATAATCCAAAGATCTGGAATCCAATAATCCACACCGCGTGAACGAGTACCAGAATAAATAGGAGTATATTCATATATATTACATGAAGATTTTAATCAACAGAAAGGTTGAAAATATATGTAACATTGAAAATGTCACTGGGTGGAAACATATTATAGAGGATATCAATAACCGGGTCGTACTATTCATTGACACGAACATAAAAAAACTTTACGGACTTCCAGTTATTGATGGACTTGTATTTGAAGTCGAAGCCAAAGATGAATATAAGAATCTTTCTTATTATTCAAAATTTATAGATGACATGGGGAAAAATAAAATGGATACACATACGGTTGTTGTATCTGTGGGTGGTGGTTCTGTAAGTAATTTGGCTGGGTTTATAGCTGGCACGTATAAGAGAGGTGTCGAGTTTGTGAGTTTTCCGACGACTCTACTCGCTATGACGGATGCGTGTATATCTTATAAACAGGCTTTGAATACAGGCTATGGAAAAAATCAAATTGGGTGTTATAAAGTACCATCCAATATTTATATTTATTACGACTTTTTAAAAACTTTAGACATTCGATTCATATGGGATGGGTATGCGGAAATTATTAAACACGCAGTTTGTGAAAACTTTACACTCTCAAACGATGACATGTTTTCCAATGTAATGAAAACAATTCAAGCCAAAATTGAACACGTGCGAAATGATCCATGGGAACAACATCCGATTCTCATGTACGGTCATCAATACGGTCACGCGTTGGAATATGTGTCGAAAGGTGGGTACTACCATGGAGAAGCTGTGAACGTGGGAATGATAGGTGCCTCGCATGTCGGTCACGTTTTAGGTATTCATGATGATATACTTATCAAAAGACATAGACAATATTCGGATACATTCAATCTACCTAAAATGTTTTCTTGTGGTGACACGTTTAATTTAAATGAAATGTTTGAGTTTATGTATAACGATAAGAGCGTGAAAAATGATCAAATTCATTTTTCATTTGGTGAAAATATTGTGGATGATACGATTAAAGTTGAAACTGATACACTCTGTTACGGTTTGAATAAGACGTGTATTGATCGAATGATATTTCCAAATAAATACGAAATGCATAAGGTTGCTTATGGGACGTTTAATGTAAATGTAAATGATGTATATAATGCTATCAAATGTGGGTACAGAACTATCGATTGTGCGCATTTTTACGAAAATGAAATTATGATCGGGAACGACATTAAGAGATGTATCGACGAAGGTGTGTGTACTCGCGAAGATCTTTTCATCATCGGAAAATTGTGGAATGATCAACACGACGATGTAAAAGCCGCGTGTCAAACAAGTATTGACGCCCTTCAAGTAGAATATCTTGATATGTATCTCGTACACTGGCCAGTCGTATACAAAGATGGAGAACGTTTCGACGCGGATGTTGTCGAGGTGTTTGCCGAAATGAAAAAACTTGAGGGAACCCTGTGTAAAAATGTCGGTGTATCAAACTTTAAGATAGAACATCTCGAAAAAATAAAACACATGAAACCAGCTCTTAATCAAATTGAACTTCACCCATATTTCCAACAAAAAGAACTACGCGACTATTGCGATAAAAACATGATTAGCGTCATGGCCTATAGTCCCATGTCTAAAGATGCACTCACAGATGAATATATTTGTGCTATCGCGAATGAGCGAGAGTGTAACCCGAGTGTTATGGTGATGAGTTGGATTCTGAATACGGGTGCGGCTTTAGCTGTTAAATCAGTCACTCACATGTCAGAAAATCTCGACTCAAACTTTATACTATCGGAGCGGGAGATCGATTCTATCAAAGATAAAAATATTCGTATAATTCAGGAACGATGAACAAAGTTTTACTCTTGGGTCTCTTAGGGTTGGCTTTTTACATGTTAGATAAGTATAAATACCCATGTAAAAAGAAAGTGTCGCTCGAGCATAATATATTACATTATCTCCACAATGTCACAGCTGTTTTAATTTATCTCGGTCCATTCATTTTCAAAGATCAGCGTATTTTATACGCTCTTTTATTAGGTACAATTGGATTAATCGTCCAAGGGATAATTAATCCAAATAAAGAACAATCATGTATTCTTATGCCCATCTATAACAATAAATGTGGTATAGATGAAAATAGACAATTATATGACATTTTTTCGATATTACAAATAAAACGTATATTATCTATGGATAGTTATAACTTTGTATATTATACGGTGCACACTTTATTAGCTATTTACACAATATCAAAATTAAAATAATATATCAAAACATATTTTTATAAATACAAAAAAAATATTTATAAAAGTATGATCCCAACGGGGCTCGAACCCGCGACCTTGGCGTGCCTCATGTGAATACAATTTCACTGTGTATACTTAGTATAAGCACCACGCTCTAACCAACTGAGCTATAGGATCATGGGTCATATAGTGTGATCGTAAAACGACCTTTACGTACAACCGTCGGCTCTATGAAGAGTCGAGCTATCTTGTCTTTTCCTCGTGTCGTACCTTTAAGTTCCTTCGCTGTTTTATCAAGTGTTGCTTCTGATCTAAACACTTCGGTATTACTCGTGTAGGTTTCAACCCCATCTTTCGTTATTACTGTAATAATATTTGGGGGTGAAATTTGTGCACCTATAAAATCGGAATGTCTGTACATTTTTTTAAACATGTCATGTAAGATATATAACGCGGGTATTTTATTTTGAATCCGCTGTGTCATTTTCGTCTTCGGTCCCCGCGACCGAACCAAAGGAGCCGATGTGTGCGTTTGTAGAGTTGGTCATTTTTATATTAATTCGTAGGTATGTACTCCCACTTAAGTGAAAAACATATCTTTTTCCAAATAACATCTTGTTGGTGAAGTTTATCTTTTGATTTCAATAATGGAAAATATTGTAAATAAGAATCCTCACTTAGAAGCTCACAAAATTTATATAAAACGTATGAATAACTTAAAAAGTTTTTTCTTTCTGCGGGGCAATGTTCATTAAAAGGTTTCTGTATATCTTTAAACATTATTCGTAATCGTTCCTCCAACTCCATCGACATTTTTGGTGGATCTATTCCACTCAAAATATTCGAGATGTAAGGAACATGCTCGTAGAATTTATTCAATTTAAGTTTTTTAAGAAGAGATCGTACACGGGCGTGCGTAATCTCGGATAATGACTTAATCTTTATCTTTTTGAATTCGTTTCGAAGTTGTTGTATTACTTCTGGTGGAATGGTCGTCATTTCTTGTGCTTGAAATTGGCTCAACCATTCATTAAAATGGTTATCCCGTTTATAAGAATAATTAATGATCTTCTCCGATGTCTCTTGTTCTTCTTTGTATGTTAACTCTTCACTTATAAGTATATCAACAACCATACCACACGAATCACAAACGACATCCGCGGTATTACTGAAATGAAATAAATTACTTTCACGACAATTTGGACATTTTTCTATAGCCACTCTTTCCATAGGTCTATCCAAGTTCATATTTTCTACATCGATGAGATAATCCGTGAATATATCCTTCTTTTGAAGTCCCGTGGTCTCTTTTAATTTGAAAACATTATCCGTTTTTACTTCACCTACGGTAGTATTCGTATATTGTTTCATATAAGGTGTACAACTCATCATATAATCCGACATTTCACGTTCATAGATACTTTTATTATGTGGTTCATTTTCTATATTTTTCATCCATTCATCTATTTTATTATTATATCGGCTTAAAAAATTACCTTCCATGTATGTTAATGGGATTTATACATTCGTTTTTAATTAACCTAATTTACATTTTTAAAAGTTTAGTAAAGAAATTAACATATGTTGAAGACTTTACTATAGTCACTGAATGTATAGAGTACGATGTGGATCATACAAAAAGTAAAGATAGCGACGAACCTTTTTGGATAAATGAGAGAAAAGTTTGGGATTCTGACATAGATGGTTATTACGCGGATATAGATATCAACGACGTTATAAATGACCCACCCGAATGTGTTAAGAATATTTTAGTGAGAATAAAGTTTTGGTATGGAAATAAAATCTATAAATATTTAACACGTGATATGGATTTCAAATGGCCACCTAAAAAGAAGCCTGGTGTTTCATTTCACGTCCCATTGAAAAGTGCGGTATTGATTGATGTATCTGGAAAACCTGTAAAAGATGTGTTGGGAAAGATAATTCGTTATGCGGGACCTCACAACGATTTTTATAGGAATGATATAAAAATCGAAGACATGTTTTGGTATAACCGAGAGACGTATAACGAATATCCAATTATCAAATTGACGAATATTCTGGGAATTGTTAAAAGTGTTAAAGTGGTAGATGGAAAACTCACGGATCTTCAGATACCTTAGTAGCTAAATAAAACTTGAGATCTCCCAAATTTGCGACATTGTATTTAAGAATCAAAAATCTATTTTGTTCTTCTTGCATGATTTGAACTGTTGCACACATACTCGTAGCTTTGGTAAATATATTCATATACCTTAACGAGTATAATCCATAAACTTTTTTACAATTATCTATACATTCAATTTCCGTTTCTTGGTTTGCAAAATCACCCTTACATGCTAATTTCAATTTATTTTCATATCGTGTAATTTCAATTTCAGTACCTATGTTTGACATATCCCTGCATATGCGCTGAAAATCAACCGATGGCATTGGTGTGTTCGTTGTCATAGTCATATCTGGAACTTCTATTTGATTTTCGTTTATATCAAGAAGTTTTAGTTCGAATTTGGTACAAGTTTTTTTAGATTCATTAAATATCTCTATATTCATGTACTCCTTGGAATTGATACTGATAATGAGTACATCATTATTTGTTATAGTTTTCAAAAGCTTATAGACGTTAGTCACATTAATACCTGTATCTATCTCACTCTCACACTCGTACTCCTCAAAATTTTCAGCTGCTAGATGCATGTCGATAAGAGAAGTTCTCGCAGTATCTAACGTCACTATATACATCCCATCGGGCTTAAAGTATATATTCACGTCGTTAAGAATATCTTTTAATACTTCAAATGTTGATTTGATTGCAGCCGCTTGAATAGTGACTAATTTCATTCTCAATAAATCTATTTTTAATTCTTTATATCAGTATACGCTTCATTTTTTACATCTTTACTGATTTTCTCCTGTAGTTCCGCTGTCATAGCGGGTTGTAAAGATTGTCCATAACTATCTAAACTAAAAATATCATCCGTACCCTCTCCGTCTAATGTCGTCATCCCAGAAAATCCAAATTCACAAGATTCTAACTCTTGTACTGGAAGTAAAGATTCTAACCATGCTTTTATTTCAGCACCGACTAATAATTTTCCATTCTGGGTCAACATCGTAGGTACACGTGTTATCTTATTCCTAAACTTTGGTGGTATGCCCATACTATTTATATTGTGAAGATTAACGATCTGTCTCAATGTTTCGTGTTTATTAATATAGTTTAATGTTTCCATGCTATGTGAACAATTCGGGCTGAAAATTAACAGGGACATTCTAAAATAATTACGTAAAAAAAAGATGAAAAAATTACACACTTTTTCTTACGTATATATAAATGAAAGTCGTAGCATTACTTTTCATAGTATTACTCATTCTCATGTTATCCAGAGCGGAGCAGTATGAAACTGCACGTACTCCTGAAGAGGACCCAAAGCTCAATATGGAGGAATATGTCGTAGATGAAAATTCTAAAGTAGATAAGGATTTGCTCCAAAAAATTGTTCTGGAGACTAATAAGTATATAACAGAAAAAACGGGTTTATGTAACTACATCATAGAAACGACGGATATGAAAATTTATTCTCATAAGAAAAACAAAACAAAATTATACAAGTGCACATTCATGAGTGTAAAAGAAGGTGGGTTTTCTTATGGTATGTCGTATACGGTTGAAGTCATAGTAGCTAATAATGAAATAAGTATCATAAACGCCAACAAACAACCCATGGATGTTAAGCCTCCAGCTAACTCTTCACCATTCATGAAAGATATACAAGGACATCAATATCTGGCATACGAAGAGATTCGAGATAGTGAGTTAGATTTATTAAAATTATAGTCATACCTAATTGTATGATCAGCGTAAATGACATATCAAAAGTCGTTGACAAAAGAAATCGTATCAAGAAAGAGACATACGTCAAGTTATACGAACAAGTTACCAGGAAAATAAAGCGTGCGGTTGAAATTAAACAACTTTACGTTGACTTTGAAGTTCCCATGATGGTGTTGGGATACCCAACTTATGATAGGATAAAAGCGACATCTTACGTCAAGCGTCAGTTAGAATTGGGTGAGTTTAATGTCGCAATCATAGGAGAATTTTTACTACGAATAACGTGGAAAATCAAGAAACAGATCCACGATGGGAAAAATGAAGACGATACCACAGAATTTCCAACCCTCGTAAATCTTAAAAAGTATGCGAACAAGTACAGGGGATTCGCGGGAAAAGGGTGATATTTAAAAGTGGCTACATGATATATGGATAATCTCAATATTCTAGTAGAAGCCAAGCGCGAATACCTAGACCAGCTTTCCATTCTCATGTGCCCAGTTATGATCGACGTATTTGATGTTATGTACCAAGAAGCACATAAACTTTCAAAAGGCCGCAAGGTTCTCATCATGTTTCAGAAACTCTTACAAGATGTTCCAGAGTGGAACGAAACCATGTCTAAAGAACATACCGATAACATAGCTGATAGGTGCGCGTGGTTTAAAGATCTCGTAGCTGCGGTATTTGTCAGTTCGGTGAAAATTTTGTCAGCCGTACGCTTGAGCAAGGACGTTAAGAAACTTTCCGTAAAGTTACCCTCGAATGAAGTTTTTATTCATTCTTGTTATAAAAACGCAGCCAAGGATTTATATAAAAATCCATACATTTTCAGTGAAAATCAGTCTGAATATAATCGTAATGATGAATTATTTGAGCGTTTTAGAATTTGTATTGAAGCGACGGTAAAGGAACTCATACCCGTACAACAAATTCTCCAAACTTATATGAGCACAACTGACGATATTATTGATCCTCAAGATGCCGACCTCGAAACTGACGATGTTGACGAATATGATGAAACCCAACAAAGTGGCGAAGCAGAACCTGAACCAGAAATGGGTGGCGAATATAACCCAACTGGAGAAAGTGAGGGGATGGTAGACGCACCACCGGAAGACTTAGCACCTCCCCCCATGGAAGAACCTATGGAAGAATCACCCATGGAGCAACAACCCCAACCACAAGCTCATCCGCGCCATTTTGAAAATGAATTTAGAACGATTCCACGGGTACGACCAGGACAACCACAAGCTCCACCAGAAGATGAAGATTTGTTTCCAGATGCACCCGATTCGAGAATAAAAAAAACTAGGTATTAGTATATGGATATAGACGAATATCTACGAGACCCCTTTGGAGCCAGTATTATCGCGGGTGGTTTAACCGCTGGTTATATCCACATGAAGGCTAAATTAAATAACGAAGGAACCCTAACAACTAGCGCATATGCTAAACCTGCCGCATTGGTAATGATTTTAGTGTATTTTATAGTATCGAATGGAATAGGTAAGCGTGAAACCATTTCAACAGACCCATTTTGATTAACTTAAAGAATATCTACGTATCGTGTATATAATGACCTCGGTTACCGCCTTTAACGACATGATGGGCCAGTTCCTCACTGAACTCTACAAAACCTTCCCAGAAGAGAAGAGTATCAAGAAATACATCGCAGCCTTCGAACTCATGCGATCCGCTAACGGAAAGCTTGTTGTGGAAGGGTTTATGAATGGCGTTTCTCCTCATGTCGGAAAAGTAAATGCCCGCGACGAATCGTTTTTCCTCGAAAATGCGGATAGTATTGAATTTCTCCGCGACATGAACATTAAGGCCTGCTGGCCCAATGCGTCCGAATCCACCAAGGCTGCCATTTGGCAGTACCTTCAAACTCTATACATGCTAGGTACGACTATAACCTCAATCCCCCCCGAAACTCTCAGTATGATTGAAAATGTAGCGAAGCAGTGCGCTGATAAGCTTCAGACCGATGGTGAAGAATTGGACGAAGCCCAGATCATGGCTTCTATGCAGGGTCTACTTGGGAATATGTTGAAAAAATAAAAGTTTTATATATAAATGGTATCCGTCTTTAACGATCCAAAACAATTAGTACGTCAAGATAAAATTACGGAATTTTGGCCAGTAAACACACAATCCTCAGCAGACCGGGTTAACGCGAGTGTCAGGTTTATAATTTATGCCACGTGCATATTATACCTCATTCGCCGCGATATTCGAGTATTTGTCCTCGGTGCTACTGGTGTTGGTGTTTTATACGCGATGGAACAAAATAACATGATTAAACATGGTTCCGCGCGTGCGGCTAATGGAAATCCTGGATGCCAACTCCCTACCGCCGATAACCCCATGGCAAACGTTTTACTGTCCGATTATGATGGTCGCCCCGATCGCCCTTCCGCTTGTGATGTAGATAGTGTTTCTTCGGAAATAGATAAATATTTAACCGGTGATCTTCAATACGGTCCCCAGAAATCTCGTTCCCCTTGGCCAGATCGTCAAAGGAACGCTCTCGCGAGGCAGTTTGTAACTTCTCCAGTATCCGGAATACCAGGCGATCAGACCGCATATGCCGAATTCTTATATGGTAAGAAGGGTGCCCCTATGTGTAAGACTGACGGATTATTCTGCGATCCCAACGCTCGCGGCGTTCAATTGGAAGCTTTTGGGGGTATAGATACTAATGAAGGTGCTAGGGGTGGTGGTGGTTATGGTAATTTTGGTAGCGGTGGTTCGCGAAGGACTGGTCCATCGTCTCCGGGTGGTATGTAATAAAACCACCCATTTAGGTAGATAATATTCTCGTGTAATAATAAATGGCGTACCAACTCCAACCAGGATTAAGTCTTGTCCAGAATCCAGCACACCCTCCCGTGTGTGCGACCGATGAAGTTTTTGTTTACCCTCAGCCCAGTACACTTAACTATGGATCCGGCCGCCCAAATACCATGTTATACGGAACCGCTCCTTATATGGCCGGTAAAGGTTCCCCAGCCCAATTCATAGAAACGAGTGATCAATTACGTCCTCAATCCACCTCTACATTTAATACATCTATAGCTAAAACATACGAAAATCAATATTTCCCCATTCAAAATGTCGAATGCAAGTTGCCTCTTCGAACCAGGACTTATGAGCCCGCCAGTACTCGTGCGATGACTCAGAATGTTGTGTTCAATCAGAGATATGCTAAATAAAAAATATCGACAACAATTAAGAATGGCGGACCCAGTATCTATAGCTGCTATAGCTGGATTAGCTTATTTAGGAAAGCGATTAAGCGAGCAACCCGAAAAAACCATGCCACCCGCGACTGAGCCCATACAACCCATACAGGATATGGTTGCTCCAGCGATTATGGATAATTCCTCAACCCGTACACCACAGCGCAAACTCGAACATCCCACATTCGGAGACATAGCTCCTCAATATAGGACCAGTGGAAGTGAAGTTTTAGAAATGCGTGATCGCATGTTTGACACAGGCCGAATGAATAATCTTTCCCCAGTGGAAAAACAACTCGTAGGCCCCGGTTTAGGCGTGGGTCCCGAAGTTCCATCTTTCGGCGGACATCAACAGCTCTTTCGTGTAAACCCAGAAAACGTCGGTGCGTATCGTTTAACTACCCTGCCCGGTAGGAGTGGTCCAGCGCATGATATATCAGGTGGTCGTCGCGGTGTCATGGGTGAAATAGGCAATAATAGGCCCGAGACTACCGCTATGCTGACCGGTCGTCGCCCCCCAGTTGGTGGACGGGCGCAGGGTATGTCGGGCGTCGTCGTACGTTCCGAACATGAACATACTAAGCGACCTACTAACCGTTCCGAGACTGGATCCAGAACCGACGGTCTCGGTTTCCGTGGAGCTAAGCGTCTCGTATCCGAACTCACATCTTCCCAGGATCCCACCAGGAATAAGAAGGATGGTAATATCGAACAATACGCGTACAACAATAATCCCGCACCCAATATTCACAAATACGCACACGGCTACCTCACCTCACCCGCCTCCAAAATTGGCGAAAAGCGTACGTACGCAGCACCTCATACCGTCGAGGAACTTCAAAAGTATGGGTTCCGCCCCGACGATCGCAGAGGCAAGGCGAATCGTGCCGGTAATGCTGGTCGCATGAACGTGCGCTCCGGGCCCCTCAATCAGGGTGGTTTACCTACCGCTGCGAGAACAGACACTACTCGTATAGACGGGCGTGTCAATGGTGTCAACGGTGGATGGACACAGCAATACACCAACGATTCTTATCACCAATTAAACACATACAAGGGAAATCAGAATCCATTGGCATCGGGTGCCAGTCTCAACATAGCCAAAAATCAAATGCAAAAGAACCCTTTATCTCAACAATACTTTTAAATAATATAGATTGTAAAATAACACCCATTAAAATATTATCCATATATTTTAATGAGCGTATACACGTTAGATATAGATAGTAGTGAACGAGATCCCGTATCGTATCCGAATCCAGGAGACTACGTTGTCGAATTACGTCATCCTATTTATGATGTTAAGAAATTGTCTATAGTTTCTGCACGTATTCACGCGAGTCAATTACTCGTTAATGATAATAACAATACGTTTTCTATTAATAATACTAATACTATAATTACACTTGATAATGGAAATTATAGCGGAAGAACTTTAGCTACTGAATTGGATACTAAATTAACTGGTATAACTGTCGCGTATGATAAAGATAAAAATGATATAACATTTACTGGTTCTTCTGAGTTTACGTTTAATTTTTACGGTGGCACAAATGGGTATCACTCTAGTGTTGCCGTGGATGGAAAAACAACACCGCACGATATTTTAGGTCTCCCCGCGAGTAACGTGACATCCACGAATAACACTCTCACCACCGGAAGTGTTAATTTACAGGGCCCAGATGCCCTCATCATAAAAATCAGCAACGGCGCTGACGAATTGAATAAAACTGTATATTCCGATACACCCTTTTATACAGGGAGAATCCTTATGTGTGGTGACGTTATTAACTATTCGGGTTCTGATGATGCGGTAGAGCATAATTTTGACACGGGTACACAAAACATATCAAAATTACGTATACAATTCTTCTACAGTAGTAATAATCGTTTAATCCCGTACAATTTTAGAAACGCTAACCATATATTAAAACTGAATATCGAATGTAGTACAGACAAATTATATACGACACCTAAGGTCGTTAAAGATTTCTCTTTACCACCACCTGTGCGCATCCCTGAAATGGAAGATCCGGATAGGTGGAAAGGGTATGTATACATTTTCCTGATAGTATTTGTCGGTTTAGCGTTCATTTTGCTCACTCGACCTAAAAAAATTAGCGGGTGATGGCAAATACGGGAGAAGCGGGCTTCTTGACGCGAGTGGATAAGCGGGAGATGAGCATGAATACAAGGACAGAGAGGAGAGTGGTGAACAGCGCGGTGAGAGCGTAGTTAAGACCACCATTCTTCTGGACGCGTACGATCTGGTGAATACCCCATCGAACGAGATCCATCCAAGAAAGGGCAGCCGCGAAGGAGAAACCCGCAACAACGGCATTGAGAGACTGAGTCTCGAGCTCACGGGAGATGGAAGCGAGTACCTCGGAAGCGGCAGGGTTAGACATTTTATAATAGGTTAAGATTTTATTCTGGTAATAACTCTTCAACAAAGACTAATTTTTTGTATTTTTCTTTCCTGTACCCCTTGATTTTTTCATCTCCATCTTCTTCCTCATCATCAGAATCTTCTTCGTCTGAGAGACTCGATTCTGATGAGTTGTCTACCGTTTTAAATGATTTATAATTTGTATCGGTCCATCCCTCTGGTAATTCAGAGGTGCTCATTACTATCAATAGCATTTTTTATCATCTTCTCTGACGGATTAGTCGGCTTCCATGATTCCCACGCATCATACGCATCGTTTATAGCGAGCATGTTCACATCACTCCCTGAATAAGGCTCGAATTGAATATCCTCTTCCACTTCATCTACGACTTCGATTTCTTCATCATCCGATTCCTCCTCGTCGTAAATGTCTGGAAAATAGGAACCTATCTTATTACCGACCGTGTTCATGGCACAATATTTCATACAATATTCCATATCCTTTCCCAGTATAGTATCCCTACCACACGCTTTAGCGTATTGTCCTGAGAGAACCACGGAGTGTTCTAATACAGGTGTTATAATCTCAATTGCCGATTTTTCCAGAGTTGAAGCGAAGTTTTGCGACTCCATCTTTAAATTCTAATATGTTATTGCTTAGCGCATAAACTCTAAGCTCTCTATTTTCTGACAAAGCGTTCAAGTCAAATTTGAAATTTTGGTTTTTGATCATACTGAAATTTCTTTGACCTGTGGGGTACCATCTTTCTGGTTCTAATGCGAAACTGTAGGAGTAAAATCGTCTAAATAATTGCGTCCGGGAATGATGAATACCACTCTGAACAGCTCGAAGGTTTATAAATTTACCCGTCTTTTCATTCAACACGACTTCACCATCCAATGTCATCTCCAAACTTTGTAAATTTTCGTAGGAAATATAATCATTGTTTAAAATTTGACTCGGGTGATCATAATCAAACGGATTCGATACACTCGTTCTCTGTATAACGAAAAATAATTCTTTGACTGGATTTATAAATTCGGTTCTATGTTTAAAAGGGTTTGTATTGGCCGGAATCGTATCCCTGCTCACTTGGAGTTGTGTTATGATATGATTCACTTCTTCTGATTGGTATTTTATCCGTTCCGGGTCTCCGAGTTGTACCATTTCTGTCTGGAGAGACATTGAGTTTATACCCACATCATATATACCTGAAGAAATTAGATTTATAGTTCCTTTCATAACCGAGTGTGATGTACAATAATACTCCAACGTATTGGGTGCATCGAGTGGAACTGTAAAAGTTGCGGGATCTGTGGCCGAACTTAAACCATTCGCGTATGATGTTCCACCCGTTTCTCTCAACGCGAAAGGATGCCCAGATTTATTGTATGTAAAATTATACGTGTTCCCTTTTATCAATGTAAGCGTGGGGTGGGTAGCACCGTCTATTATATATGCCATCCCACCACTCTCAACAACAACATTGAATGTTGTATTATTGGGTGAAGCGCTCACCGGTAAATCGGTTATACACTTTTCTCGGGTGTTTAATTTAATTTCTATTTCACATTCTTGCCGGGTAAGTGCGCATAAAGGGATAGACAATTCTGGATTATTATAAAAATAAAAAGGTATGTCTACTATACATTTTCGGGGAGTAGTTGCGGTTCCCAAATATCCTTGTATTTTTGTATCACTCACATTTGTTCCCGAAAGTTCGTCTGGACATTTACCTATTAATTTGGACAAATTCGTTTGTTTCGTCTGAGTTATGTAGTTTTCGGAGTGTATCTGGAGCCAATCTGCTGGTATTCTCTGAATAACCTGACCTCCTATGATCAAATCTATATATTCAATCAACGCATGACCTATAGATTCTATGTATGTATACGTAGTACCAAACGTGAGAGGTGGAAGTTCGAACTGAACACTAACGTTTTTTATGAGATCACCACAATTGTTAGGAATCGTACATCTTAAAGTACTTCCATATTCTAGGTTTCCATCTAATTCATGGTTTACTTCATATTTCGCGAAGTTTGTATGTTTCCTGAAATTTTTTACGAAGTGCGTGTACTCTGGATCGTC